TCTCCTGTTTGCAAAGCTGTACCCATTTTTCCCCATGTGAAGACAAACTACCGTCTTTTTTGTGCATGTTCTTTGGTCGGGTCTTGGTAGTAAATAATATACGTTTTGGCATTGCATTAGCCAGAGCCTCGATTTTGTCATTCTTTAACCCTTCCCATTCCTCTAAGTGGGTCGTTGCTTTTTCTACATCTAATTTCCACTGCAGGGCTTCCTGCTCTGCTGCACACTGCATCTTGAACATCAGGTAATCAACAAACCGATTTTTATCTCTCTGATCTGGATACAGCTTCTCTAGCTTGTAGTTTAGACGATTGAACAACACAGTATTGATACGAACATCTTCATCACAACGGTGTGCATATTCCTCTGGGGATAGGTTTTCCCAATCGTCAATCTTTGGCTTTGGTACACCAAACTCTTCACCATAACTAGCAAGCCCATGACTAGGGCGATAGAAGTCCAGATACCATGACAAAGGTAAAGTGTCGATTAGCCTTGCTTTTACCTTAATGCCTAGCACTTTTTCCACTGCAGGGATGTCAAAGCGAATAATGTTATGACCAATTAGTATTGGTGCTTCTGTAAAGAAGATACGCATAGCCTCATAGTCGTGCGTATGATGTACTTGTTTGTCTTCACCTAACCAAGACAACACATGAATCTTTGTGCTATCTAGTCCGTCTGTTTCTATGTCAAATACTGGCATTACACATCCTTATTTTTTCCATATTATGTTTTTGTATGTTTATCATACAAGACCTTTTTGTCGCAAACTCTGGTTGAATTATCTGAAAGAAGAAAGTTGCATCAATCAACTCAAGGAGTAGACCAGATAATACAAAGTTATAAAGTTCTTCATCAACATCAAGAAGGTTATTTAGGGTTCGATAAAGACCACCTTCGTCTGCCCAGATATGACTTAACTCCGTAGCTTTTTTTGATTTATCTATGCCAGATGCAACAACACCCCCTTTACTTTTGAAAGATACATCATGCGCTTTCCCATGACACGTTAAACAGAGTTCAATTAGATTACTGTCATCATCGGACCCACCCCTAGATTTTGGAACGATGTGATGTTTGTGTAATTTATCGCACTCTTGTTTACAATTTTCACAGGTTAGCACTAGTATACCTCTCGTAGTGTAAAGCTATCAGAACTAAATCTCATCTTGCCGCCTCTTCCTTCTTCACTGCAGGGGCGGTTTTTTTGTACGCTGATGTAAGTTGTGTTGCGCTCCTCTGGATCGTCAGCTTCTTTGTCACGAGCTAGGTCAAGTATAACCGATGCACGTTGACCAATCATCTTACAATATTTTGGATCACCATTTTCATTTGTGTGTGCGATTGTTACAATACCCACGTTTAGTTCTGCAGCGAGTTTAGATAACCTGATAGATAAGTCAGCAAGCATAGCCTCTTTGCTCTCTTCTGATGTACCTGCAACTACATCCTGTATCGGTTCAAAGAATACAAACTTACAATCACAGGCTTGACTGAAGAAACGTATCTGATCACACAGTTCATCAGCACCCTGACCATCAGACAGATAAAACTGATACAGGTTTTCATCCTTCGTAATTCCCTTGATGGCCTCTACGACTAATTCCCCTGCGTCCTTATCCTCAATCAAATCCCTTCGAGTAAGGTTGTCACCAACGTGATAAGACACAAGCCCAAGGAGAGATCTTAGTTTTGTCTCTTCGAGATGCCAAGTTGCAATCGGTATTTGACGCTGCAACATATTGTATTCGAGGTATCGCATAACCTCAGTCTTACCAATTCCTGTTGGGGCTTTGATAACTGTGAAGTGTCCTTGCATCAATCCAAGTATCTTATCATCTAGAGATTGAATACCTGTCGGAACATACTGATGTTCTGGAGTATCGTGATACAACGATAAGAATTGTTCAGACGTATTGATAACATTCTCTGGTGTATGCTTTTGTGGCTTGAACCATGCAGACTTAAATTCCTGTATAGCACCTGCCTGTAAGAAATCATTAGCGTCTTTGTATTTATCATGGGGGACACGATAGACCTTGTTAGGAAACAGTCTAGCCATGCGATCAGCTACAGCATTTCCTGCTTCATCGTTATCAACAGATAACACAATACGCTCAAAACTATTTAACCAATCTGCACAGTTCTCCCAGAGCTTCTTAGAGGGCGTTGCAGAGGGTAAAGAGACAACAGGGTTGATGTAATTGCTCTTAAGTATTTGGGCTACTGAGAGAGCGTCTAGTTCGCCCTCAGTTACTGTTACAGTTTTAGAACAACCTGCAGTAAAGAAGTTCATACCAAATAATTCGTCACCCCTAAAACCATCTTTGGTGTAGAACGCTTTGTCTTCTAACCTACGAACCTTAATTCCCCCAGAAGGGTAAACATATTCTTGTCTATCTTTGAACGTAAGAACATTGAAGTCTTTCATCGTTGCTTCGTTGATTCCACGCATCTTTACATAATTTCCATCAGAGGGGGTTTCCCTCTTTAGATATGCAACATTCATATCCTGATCCTTATTTAATATTCCAGATTTACCACAGGAGAAACAGTTGTATACATTCTTCTCTTCATTGTAAGAATAACAACCTTTGTGATCACAATGTGGACAATCTTGGTGAGTTACTTCTGCCATATTTACCTACTTATGTTTACTTAAGTATTATTATAAAACTTAAGATTTATACTTACGTTAGGACACTAATGTATAAGTACTTTATATAAAATTTGTAACATCATAGATTGTTACGGACTTTTGATAAGGCTATTTTTTCTTTTCTATTCACCCACATTTTGTTGTGTCCTAATTTATTTCCTACTTCATCTAGTGTCATGTTGCTAAAATACCTCATATCTATTATTTTTAACTCTTCTTCGTCAAGAACTTCAACCATCTTACTCTTAATGTACCTTATCCACTCTTTTTGTTCATACTCAATTTCCACTGATGGGGTGGTGGAAGAGTTTTCATCTAATTCAGCAGTCTCAGAGTAAAGAACATTAAACATAGCTATATCAGTCCAGTTGTAAGCGGTATTTTCCATTGAGAATCTTTTCGCCTTATCTTGCACTGGAACATGGACAGTATGTTTACGAATATTATAATACTCATTCATAGCCCCTTGAACATGGGAATATAATAAGTTTTTATCCGTCTTGCCTTTTGCAACTACCTCTAATGCTTTTAAAACACCCTCAGAAACAAGATCATCATATTCCTGTGGATCTTTATACTTCTTTGCTAACCTCTGACACATTTTTATTATATCGTTTTCATTCATATTTTATATCCTCTATGCATATTAACTGAAAGCCTTTATCAGGCACTGTGTCTTCATACTTCTCGAATCCGTAGAAGCAATCGTACATCGAATGATAGCTTTGCACATTTTCCACTGAAGGAGTGCCATTGTCCATCCAAACAAGAACTAGCACCCACTTCATTTTCTTAACGCTGCCCAAGAGATAGGGTATAGCCCCAACATATATGTATCTATTGCATAAGCTACAGAGCTTGTCTCAGCCTGTGTGTCAGGCTTACAGCGTAGATTACACATGTCTACAAAGGCATCTAATGAACCAGACCAGTACCACTCTGTCATCATAGACTGCGGCAATATCATACGTGCTTGTTCTGGACAAACCCCTGCCCCTAAAAGTTTATTATAACACTCCAGTGTTTCCCATTTTACTTTGCCAAAGGGGGCTAGGCCATTTACATCTACCAAACCCTCACTGCCTTGCTTCTTGTTTTTACTACGTCCACGCCACTTCTCAGGCCAATAAAACTCTGGCTCATCATCCACATACCTACGGCTAATCTCATTCCATCGTAAGAATTTATGCTTCACCAGTTGTCGAGCAACAAAGATAGGAGCTCTAACATGAAAGGTTGAAAAGCAATGTCCAAACGGACTCATATGTTTATGCTTTGCTAGGTATCGAATAAGGTTTTTATCTCCCTCCTTCATTTCATATTTGCCACGTTGTATGTCAGTACACTCAAGCTCAGAGTTTTTATTAAAACTTACTCTAGCTGCATTTACTACAGTAAGATCATCACCCATGTGATTTATATATTTTACTTCAATCATCTCTATTTCCCTTGAACCTATGCTTAAAGAAAACAATCGTGTTTATTAGCGTGTTCAAAGTTATCATAGCTAAGATCCACCATTGCGACCAGTTCAGATTAGCTTCCTCTATCATTTATTCCCCTATATTAGTTGGTGCGTAAACCTCACCATTGTACTGACTACCAGTTTCAGTATCAGCGCCAAAATTACACCATGCTAAGATAACTAAGATCGCCATGATCCAGTAGAATGAAACCTTAGACCACTTGATGAAGCCCTCGAATGTTTTCTTAGCTTCTATCTCTGCTGCTTCTCTTGGTGTCATTCTATATCTCCCCTTCCTCATGCTCTTTTACTGTTTGCTCCCACAACTCAACAAACTTATTGACTTGATCTTTGTTTAGCTCACAAGATCCTCTGAAAATGTTAGATATTGTTACAGAGCCATCATCCCAAACTAGCATATGAGTTGCAGGGTCAACTACTTTCGCTGTTTTTATACGCATTACTATCTCCTTTATGCTTACGTTTTCTATATATAATCTTTTTCTTTTCCGTTACAACCCTCTGCTTATATTTAGGTTGCATTAAATCTTTTGCCATTGGGTTAGAACGCAATATCCCCTTCTTCATTATGTGGACTCCTAAAATAACCACTCTTCATACATTCGGTTCTAGGGTCTACTAATTCCTCTAGAGCCTCTAATTCCGTTGGGGGTAGTACACCCATCCTGATTAACTCATTTTCCATCTGGGGCGGTATAGAATACATGATCGCCAATCCTTCCATCTTCTTCATAATGTTTTGCCCATGAGGGACGCACACTTAAGGCGTGGTAATGGGTAGAGGTCATTGCACTACTATCCTTCTCGAAAACCTGTAATGCCACTGCACGAGCCGTTAATGCTGCTGTCCATTCTATTTGATTATTTATTGTGTAGTTCTCTATCTTATCTGATTTTCCATCGTGGGTAAAAGAAAACTGTTTATCATCGAACACAACTCCACAAATTGTATTAGGAAACCTTTGATCCTCAACCCTGTTCATTACGACCTCTGCGATAGCGTACTGCCCCATCAGAGGTTGGTCACGACCCTCAAAGAAGATCGCAACCGCTAAACACTCTAGACCTATCATTTATCTAACTCTTGATCACAAAAATCTTTTATTAAACTTAGGTGTTTTTTACTTGCGCCCACCAATATTGATTCTATCAAGTTTTTTACCACCCTCCCCTTTAAAGTTATTACTGGTAAATCTTTCGGAGAGCCATCAAATATCTCCAACTTTGTTGTATAAATCCCAAAGCCATTCTCACTATATTTAGCACCTTGCCATTTATAACCGCTTGCTTTGAGGCTTTCACTAATTCCCCTACTGGGTAAGTTAATTGCAATACTCATTATTCTACTCCTGATGTTATTTCCGTCACTCGTGACAGGTTGAATGATCGCCATGCACCCTTGTCCAAATCCACTACAGGCATGTTGTCCTTTACCTCGAACTGTGGCTTGTCTGGCGTAGGCATTGTGCATACCATTTTACGTTCCGTACCATCAGTCTTCTGGAAGGTTACATGAAACGTGTTATCGTAACCAATCTTTTGTAGTGTCTCTAGTACTCTGCTTTTAGGTATAAACATTTTTATCTCCTTATTTCCATTGATACCCTTGTGGAGTGATTCGCATTGATTGTCAATTGTTAAGCGTTGCAGATTCAAAATCATTCCAATGTTTAAGATCTTCATAGTAAGAACTGTCTAAGTTTATCTGAACATTACATCCGTTAAGGCAGACACTTTGTATTCCACTGCTTAACATTACAGAATTATGTGTTCCTATATACACCGACATTCTATCTGATAAAACCTCAATTAAGCTGCATATTTCTTCATTAGATAGGCTGTTAGCTATACCTACCAGTTTTTCAAATTTAGGTGTCATATTATCACTCATTACAATATTTATTTATAAACGTCATTTCGATATTAACATGTCTGTCGTAATGCGTATATGCATCAGCTAATTTATTAGCGACCTTGTTAACCTTTAGTATAAACTGTTCTTTATTCTCATAGTCAGAATTAAAGAATGGTATTTCAACTATCAACTCTTTCGTTTCATCCACATAGTAAGCCCTATCGATACCATACACCGATATCTTAGCATCACAATGATCAGACACGCTTGTTTTTTCTTCAGTCATATCAATACTCCTTTCGATCTGTTTGTAGACTGTAACCTTTTTCGTAGTTCTCAATTTCCTCTGGGGTCATATCCTGCTCAACAACAATATTCCGACCCAGATTATCTAACCAAATATGTGGGTTTCTTGGTCTGCCATAATACTTGTCGGCTGCTCCCCTCATCTCTGCTAGTTCGTGTCTTCTACTCTGCCTAATTTCCACTGATACCCTCCTTCTGTTTATCTGCTATGTCTAAAACTCTATCCATATATCTAGCTAATGCTACAGTCATATCTTCTATGGTTGCTTTGTCTGCACACTCTCCAATTGTATCCCATGCGTGTGCTTTAGGTAGTTTCTGGATTGTCTTCTTTTCTTCGATCACCTCTTG